GTAGTATAATAATAGCATTATAATTACACCCCTTAAGCCCCGGGTTTCCCTGAAAATCATTAAATCGGTTTATTTGCCTATTTTAAATCATCACCTTACTATCTTAAAGAACCAGTAGTTTCTCTCCTTTAAAGTACCTAGAATTAAAAAGATTTGATGTTTCCGCGAGAAGCGGGCGTACCTAAGGTCCGCAATAACAAGTCTAGTTTAGCCTATCTTATCTTAGTGTCTCTAGAAATCGGTCTTACGTGGCGCGTAGGTCCTCTTCTCCATAATCATTTAGGGACGACACTTTAAATATGATTTAGCTGTCCCGTTAAAAAAGAAGAGGGTTCCGACACACTGCCGAGTCTCTTTTGGGTATATTGTTGTTATTGTTGAAGAATGAGTGGGACACTGAACCCGGTGAGTTCGTGTTCGTATCTCCACTCATAGTCGAAGTCCTCGAATGTGGCGTAGTTGAAGTAGAGCTGCTTCTCTTCAGCAGCTGTTCGCACCTCCTGTGTCACCTCCTCAAAGACTTTTCTCCCATGTGCATACGCGAACTGTTGAAAATCGCGTATATTGGATTGTAAAGCATCGTAAGGTGTAGCTCCCGTTCGAACCCAGTTGATAAGTTCTTTGGTCGGGAGAAGTTCCATCGCCATGTGCCAGCGATTTCCGATCTCTGTGTCTAGGTTAAATCGACATTTGAAGAACTGCACGTGTTCAATGTCACTCCAATCGCCGAAACCTAGTCCCGCCTGCTTTTGTGGCGGTATGAACCCAATTCCATGGGACTTCCAGACATCAGCTATGTCTGTAGGAGAAATTTCTGCTGCGATGTAATCGCTAACGCTCTGAAGTTGATCGTCTCCTCCGATAACATATCGAAGGTGTTCGCGTAGCGTAGGCAGCTGGAGCAGTTTAATCCACTCCAAAATTTCCTCCTTAGGTCTCCCTTGTTCAACCATCCTGTCAAGGACATTCCGGATGCACTCGAGAAACACACGCAAATTCCGAAGGATGTGTCCTCCAGTATTGCCGACTGCTGTGAGAAAGTGCCCTGATGGCATTCCGATGGTGCAAATGTAGACAACTCGTCCACAAATGTGTACTCTCCAAATCAAGGACAGTCCGACTGTCATCGTCTCGTAGTAGTCGCATTGAGTAAGATAATGTTTGAGCCAGTTGGTGGCGACCCAAACAATATCATAGGCGGTCTCGTAGTCATATCCTCCATCCCATTTCTCGACATCTCCATCGCTGATGTTATTGCCGACTTCTAGGAGAGTGTCCACGAGCTGCGTGACTTCTGGGCCGTGCATATTCATGCCCAGTGCTGAGCCAATTCGAAATCGAGCTTTCATGAATGCCGCGCTAAAGGCGCCAAAGTGCTTTTTACACACGATGAGCCAGGCCACGGTATGGATGTTGAACAATCTGGTTTTTCCGATCGCTACCTTCTCGATTGGACGACGTTCGTCCTTTGGCCAGTCCATAAAGTAATTTCTCACGACTTTATTGTCATCTTTCGCCGCACGCTCGATGTAATCGATCGTCTCTTGGAGCTCTTGTGTTGGCTGATAGAGAGGAGCTCCCTCTCTCGTTTCCCCTACGACCTCAAAGCAATGTTCTTTGCCAATTTTGCCCTTTGGTCGCGTGGTCACAAATGGATAGCCAGGTGATGTTCGCATGTTGATGGGTTCAACATGCCCTGCTATTCCATTTATGGCCTCCGAGGTTGTAAGAAGACGCTTCGGTCCCTGATAGGACTCATCCTTCAACATTTCCTGAAGGAGAAATTCCCGCGTCTTGATACGATCCGCCAGATTCCAGTCTCCTGTCTCCTGATCGAATTTTTGCAGCCCCGCTGCAAGTGGAGGATTACCACTCAAATTTCTCGGGTCTGACTTCTTGAGAACTGCGGGTTCACTGGTATGTACGAAGGGATGGTCGAAGAGCGGCGAAGGCCGAAGATCAGTCTTCAACGTAGTTCCGCATGTTCGAGGCAATTCGCCTAGGATGATGTACCTTCCTGTTGGCGCATGTTCGGGCATCGAATAGATGTCCATCCCTTCTAGCTGGGAGTCAGCTATCAAGTCCTCAAGTTGTGGTCCATTGATGTAAGTCTGAGGACCAGCAAGTTCGTTAATCATCTCAAAGGTGACCACCATTGCATAACCAACTCCCGTCCCTGGACCCAAAGAGGCCTGGTGGATTCCTATGATTTTGTTTGGAATCGACGAGTTGTGAACCAGGAGTGGACTCCCACAGTATCCTGGTCGCGTCTTAGCATTGTATTTCCACATTTTGCAACCTACAAAACCGGACTCGTAAACCCTGTTCACGACCGGCTCGATTTTTGTAGCAGAAACAATCAACGTGTGTCCTCGGCGAAGATTGTCTCGCACACACAATTCTCCATCACTACCAAGAACAAGGTCCAAGTCCGTCCCTCGAATAAAGTGGGTTCTGATGTTAGCAAAAGGCATGATTTTCGGGTTGTCACAAAGATCAATAACCAAAAGGTCAACCTGCACCTTCCTCTTCAGTTGTTCTGAGAAGAGCTCTGGCGCGAAGTGCATCCTCTTACGCTCCACTGTAACAGAGTAGTTAATGTCTCCTCTCCGTATAGTCAGGGGGTAATATTGGTGATGTCGCTCGCCTCTGACGAGATGCGCTGTTGTGAGGATCTTCAATTCCCCAATCCCAATATATCCAAGTGTCGTTGCTCCAAATTGAACTGTGCCGCTGTTTAAGAACACCTTGTTCATAACAGTCATGGCTCCCTGATCGTTCGATTGGAGTTGGCCTTCTTCTTCTTCTAAGGGTTCGGCCAAGCCTGCAACATCGCAGATCATTGGTGGATTGAAAGTAGACTTTGGAAATTTGTCATCTTTGGTGACATTGGTCCAACTTTCAGTAAGTGCTTTCTCTAGCATCTTTTCTTTGATCGGCTTTGTTGCCTTCTCCCACACAGCTAGTTCTGAAGCAATAAGCTTCTTAACGCGCTGATAAGTCTCCTTGACTGAGGGAGGACTCATGTGGTGTTTGAGAGCAGCTGCAAAGTAGACATTTCGCAAAGTTTCCTGTTCCTCTTGAGTAAACTCGAAAAGGTCACCCTGCAACTCTGAGAGTTCATGTTGTGCTTCGGTGGTTAATTTCCCATCTGGGCCAACCACTTCATTGAACTCCTTGGCTTCTATCCTCACAGATCTCGTCTTCGCCTGTAGTTGAAGTCGAGTCCGGGGAACGCGCTTGCCCTTTGCAGAAGGGTAGCCTCTGTGTTCTAATTGGGCCTCCTCAGGATCAAGCTCACTCTCGTCTGGATAATAGTCGACGTGAGTGGTTCCACCCGCCATCGCTTGCTGAACTTGCTTCATAATCTTGATGCGACAACGTGGGCACCTGTGAGGATACTTCTTGCTCTCCTCCTCACTCCGTTTCTTGTGTCTGTGAGTGAAAGCATCCCCACAATTAGGCTCTTCACAAAGATGGACGTGGATGTAAGGCTTTCCGTCGTCAGCCAAATCTTTGTGAGCATGGGTTTGTATGGGCATGGCTTCGCCCTCAATGAGGTTACGCTCCGTGGATCGATTCGACCACCATTGCCTAACAGTTCTGATTCCTAGCACGGCGAGCAAACCTGCACCAGCGATCAAAGCAAGCGTGATAGGAATGGTAATCATCGGAGCCATGTAGATAAACCAGCACAACCAAGGTTTGCTACCGCTAAATCTCTTCCAGATCCAGAACCACCCTCGCGTAACGTACCGCTTGAGAAAAGCAAATCCGATAGTAGGTGCCATTGCGAAGAGCATAAAGCTCATCATCAATGATCTTTGGATTTCAAAAGCGATGACCTCTTCTGTTTGAAGGCCTTGTACGAGCTGATCCAAAATGCCTTCAACAAATCTTCTCGGTCTCGAAACAATACGCGCAACTTTGAGATTGGTTCGTGTGACAAAGTTGTTTGCTACGAACTTGTCCTTTAAGAAGTTTTGAATGTCGACACTCATATTCTGAGTGATGAAAAAGTCGACAAAGCCTCTCCTGGTCACAAAAGGATTGTCATCCGACTTGTTAGGCTCACCAAAGTTGACAAGATCTTCCAAGGTTGCTCTGACCTTATTGGTATATTTCTCAAACTCCCGTGGGTTGAGAGCGTAAGCCTTAAGCATGTCTTCAGACATCCTGTTGTGAAGGGAATTGCTGTTCATCATCCGCAGGACAAGAGTTGCGCCTTCTCTAGTCAATGGAAGATGGTCAAAGATATGATCTTGACCATCTAAACTCAGGAAGAAGTAAGCCCTGCCATTCTCCGACTTAATTCCCCACTCTGTTGCCATCGTGAGAGCATTCGCAAAAGCTGGTACACTATCATTCTGAACTCTCAAAGCATCTCCTTCCTGCATCCAATTGTATTCAAAGTACTCTTCATCGCGTGGTTCGTCTGGACTCCGCTGTTCTACTTCTCCGGCTTCCATACTTCCGCGGGCCCATCTGGCAAAAGCACTGGCTGACGTTCCTGCCTCCTCTTCAATGCCAGCCCGCAATTCATCCCACTCTCTTTGCTCTTCTTCAAGCACTTGCGTATGAAAATTGGGATAGTCTTCCGTGAAAGAACTGGACTGATTGACTGGAATAATGAGATCGCCCATCAGGAAATCTCCTGGTCTTCCGGAAAAGTCTTGGCTCGTCTGGATGTCATTGTCGGCCATATTTCCCACGAAGGCGCTGACCGCGCCGTACAAAGGACGCCCATAGTCATAAATGCGTCTTTCTTGACACTTCAAACTTGAGGCTCGTGCCAGTTTCGCCTGATTGATTAGGTGTGTGCTATAAGCTGGAACCAAGAATCCGATTACCTCACGATAAGTGAGTTTTCGGAACCGTTGTGGCGTGATTCCTGACCTATTATCGATCAATTCGAACGAAGCATGTGAATAGTCGTAGTTCTTCACTTTTCCTGGGTCGTTAAAAGTGACCCGTAGGGTGATGTCTCGTCGTCTGGAGTAGGCCTCAGGGTGAGGCATGCACTTGGGTTTCGGTGACAGAACATTACTAGAAGAGACCATCAAGTCTGAGCGGAAATACATTCCCTTCTTCAACAGGTGAGCCATTGGCATCACTAAAGGATTGTTAGATTTCTGAAGCATATATGAATGAATCACTTCGGGATCCTCAATTGCATCGATATCGTCAATCGTGATGCACCTCTGTCCACAATAACCATCGTGATGTTTAAGTCCCGGACTAACTGGATAAATTCTCGGCTGGTTTGGGTCTTCATGTTGAGAGTCCATAAGCACTTTCGCAATTCGTGCAATGAGGGCAGATTTCCCAATAGCAGTCTCTCCAACGAAGCAGATGTGAAGTGGATCCCAGCGATATTCTTCCGCACTGTAGTTGTCCATTGCTCCACTCTCAAGTCTGATGATAAGTCTTTCCAAAATTTGGAACTTCATATAGGTGTCTCTTTCGATAGTGGCACTCATCACTTTGTTCCGCAGCACAGTGAATCTCCTATGAGCTGAAAAAAACTCGCTTTTCTCCTTTCCAGCATATGGTAATTTGGAGAGATTTTCTGCTTCTGCCAATCGTCCAAATTCCCGGGTCAATGACAAAATTTCCTCAAGAATCTCCCAATTCTTGGCTCCTCCTCCTTCCATTGGTTCAGTTAAGACGTACTCATTGAGAGCATCCACGATAACAGCCTGCACATAACCAAAGGTCACGGCAAGTGTGGACACTCCCATCTTGATATTGTTGAGCTCACGACCACGAATGGCTATGCGCTCAAACACTGTTTTGGCTTTAACGTTAGAAAAATCGTCTGCTCCAGATTGCTTCAACCCGATAGCGATAACAGCTACCGATATTGCCGCAGTGATCCCCTTCATTGGATCAACAGCTTCCAAGACCCCCTCCGCAGATTGATTCGAGGAGTCGTCGCGACCTGAAACATAAGCAAACAGTGCCCCAATCAAGTTTGATCGAAGGGCAAGTACTGCTCCTAACTTGAGGACGAAAGTTGTCCACTTCACCTTCTCGTTTTGGTAAAGTGACTCAATCAGATCAATCAGCAAAATGACAGCGAGTGAAACATCACTCATTGATGGAACATGTCCAAGAACTCGTTCTAATTGGGTTCGAATCATTGTTGTCAAAGACAGCAAATCTTCGCTGTTTTCCTGAATTCTCTCGTCAACAGAGGCTGAGGTATTTTGAAATTTTATCAAAGTTTCCTCCATCTTAACACTCAACCTGTCAATGCGCTTCGATGACTTGCGCATGACTTTGTCTAATTTCTTGCTGAGTTGGTAAACCGCTTTCCTCGCGTCAGCTGGAATCCGTGTCACATTCCTGAAGAATCCCTCGTCGGGAGGCTCATCCGTGTCACTGGCGGTCTCGTCCGAGCCGTCTTCAATTAGAATTCCCCGAGGGGCTCCAACAAAAGAGGCCGCACTGGGTGCCTGGGCAACTGAACGAAAACTCGCACCAGAATTGCTGGCACCACTGTCTGAACCCTCTAAAGGGTCATTTACAACGAGCTCT